ATTTACAATGCGCACAAGTGGCGATTGTAAACGTAAATCCTGAAGCATTCTTCTGAAAGACGTGCATGATCAGTACACGAACCCGTTGGGAGTGAATGCAGGGGGTGATCGGTTCCCCTTTACATAAGGCACCAGTGGTGCAGGTGTGGCCCCGTTCGGCATTGTCGTTACGCCACCTCCAGCCTCGCGATGTGCGTGCCGAATAGTGACTAGGAGTGAGGGAGTTTATCCCCGCGCTCCACACCTATGCTGACCCTGGGACCCAACCCTGTGAGAGGACTAACCTAGTTTCCATGTTCATACCATGGTGAATGGCGTTAGTGTTCCAAACGAGAGGGTCGGAGGAGAAAAGTGGAGAGGTAAATGACCTAGCTACGGCGTCATCGTTCCGTGAGGGAGTATTGAGTAAACTCAATGGTAAGGGCTGATGGTACTTTGGTGGACGATGCACGACTAAACTCCACACACAAGGTGTGTGTTAGCCTGAGCTTGGAAACCAAGGTATAAGATCACCCATGTAATGACGTGTCTGGTATGCTTTGTAGTTCACCAGGGAGACGTCACGTGGGAGGAGATAGAGAGTACAAATAATGACCCAAGATGGCGGGTCAAGGTTGTGTAGGGTGGACTTACATTTGCCATACCCTACAGGCCCGTTCGCCATCGATTACAGGTAGAGAGTTGTTACAGAACAGTCTTTGGTATTTTCCGAACACGTGTTTCGCCTAACAACAGCAGCTTACGTGGCACCTCCTCAATGTCATTAACATATGATTCAAACGAAGAAGGCTCGCACAGTGCGGGCTCCTTCTGATCAGAGGTTGGCATAATCTTAGGGTAGGTGTGGATGAGGGCAATGTGCCGCATCAGTGGTGATGGGGTTGGTGCTGCCTGTCGGCGTAGGGCCTGAATCAAATACGGAATTTGAAGCAAGCCATAAGTACCAACAGTCGCTATTGCCGCTGCCAAGGGAGATGATAACCCACCGATCCTTACTAAGGACCACTCTACTCCATAAGTAAAATGTGTGGCAGTTGGAGCTACCACTCGATTGTACTTTGTCACTTGACGGAGGAACATACGTGACAGGGGGTGTTCAACGGCAATTGTCATGGTGCTACCCACTTGTGCCATTGTGTTGCCATTTATCGTGGTATTACCAAGAAAACTGGCACCCACTGAATCCTTTAGGGTGTAGTTCTGATTGTCATTGTCATCATAATTGACGAGCATTGGAACAGAGAGGGCATCATCTGAAGTTGTTGTTGTTGCTGGAAACGTTAAAGTCTTAGACCGTAGCATGTAAAATCCGGGTTGTGCGAACTGAATGAAGCGTTCAGGATTGCCTGACGCACTTTGGGAGGATGCAGTTCCATAGCCGAATGACATGCCATCGGATTGGAAATTAGTGTTATCTGAATTACTCTTATCCGCCCACTTACCACTCAATACTGACGAAACACCAAGGTCTCCGTAATCAACCCATGGGAAACCAGGTTCCTCGGCTTGATTGTAGATTATGGTGGAGTCCGCCATGTGATTGGGTGTTGTTATCTGGGGTCCAGGTGGGGAACTAGCATCAGGATAAGGGATGTCAAGTGTGATGGCGTCACCTGTTGTTCGGGCGTAGTGAGGTGTCA